TAGTTATTATAGTGATACATCTACAATTGTATCTGCTGCAGGAACAAACATTATAAGTTCTTCTTCAGATGGAGGAGTATATTCTGGCAATTACTTTAAGGTGGATCATTTTAATCATGGAATGTATTCCACTACTAATAAATTGATAATAGACAACATTAAATCTGATGTTCCGACAACTGTATTAGATTCTCAACTAAATGTTGATGAAGTGACAACAATCAGTGTTGCTTCTACAGCAAACTTCGTAACTTTTGAAGGAAAAAATGTTTCTGGATCATATCCAGGATATGTAAAAATTGGAAATGAAATTATCAAATATGAAGGTTTTGGATCTGGAACATTAAATATTAGTAATAATGGTAGAGGAATTGATAATACCATTGCAGTTAATCACTTTGTAGATGCTGACGTAGAAAAATATGAATTTGGTGGTGTTTCACTAAGAAGAGTTAATGGGATAACAACCTCTATTGTTTCTCCAATAGATATTGATAGTTATCATGTAAGAATTAGTAGGTCATCTAATAACGGAAGTTTAAGATCGAATGACGGAGAACCAGGTCCTGGTTCTCCTCAACTATCATTTAATGATGAAAAGTTAATTGGTGGAGGAGAAATTGTTGCCACTCAAAACTTAATTTATGATGCAATAAATCCAGTATACGATATTCTGACTCCAGGGTCAACAACTTCTGTAACTGGACAAGTTAGAACTATAACTGCAACTAGTGTTAGTGGAAATGAAGTTTCATTTAATGATAATGGATATCAAGAAATTCAATTAAATTCTTTAAATTCTTTGAATTCATTAAGAATGGTTGCCTCAGAGGTAAATCAGAATGAGTATTTGACAACTTTGCCAAGAAAAAAATCATTTACAACTGCAATTGCATTCAATTCTAATGATCCGAATTCTGCATTATCTCCAATACTTAATCTTGATACTGCAAGAACAGAACTTAATGTGCCTCGATTAAACAAACCAATTAGTGATTATTCTGGTGATAGCCGTGTAAATTCGATATTATTTGATCCACATTCTTCAGTATACTACTCAAATATAAACTCTCTCCAGAATCCAGCTTCCGGATTAAAAGTTATTATTGCTGCAGAAAGACCAGGAGATTCTGATTTTAGAGTCCTTTATACTACAACAAAAGCAGATTCTAGTGAAATTATACAATCTTATGAACTATTTCCTGGATATGATAATTTGAAAGAAACTACCGAAGGATTTTTAGTTGTTAATCCATCCAAAAATAGTGGATTACCTGATAGAAAAATTAGAGCAAGTCTTGACGGAGAATTTTTGGAATATGAGTTTACGATTGAAAATTTGGATTTATTTACTGGATATGGGATTAAAATAGTAATGAATAGTACAGATCAGGCACAAGCACCTCGTTTAGCAGACCTTAGAGTAATTGCACTCAGATGATAAAAGTACAGGGAAATTCAAATCTATATCGAGATGAAAATTCTGGCGGTATCATAAATTGTGATACTGCCAATTACAATCAATATGTAAATTCTATAGCACAAAAAGATTTACGTAAAAAAGAATTAGATAAAATGAAAAATGACATTGAAGAAATTAAGACACTTCTTAAAGAATTGATAAAGAATAACTAGCCTAGTCAATTCATATAAATATCTAAAGGTATGTTAGCACCATAAAATAATGTCTGTTTATGTATCAAATATTGTGATTGAACAAGGATATGATTTTGATACGTCTTTTCAATTAGAGGATACTAGAACCGGAACCCCATTAATACTAACTAATGCTTCCCTTGAGGCAAAGTTGAGAAAGTATTATGGATCCACTACAGCAGTATCTTTTGCATCATCAATTACTGATCCAAATTTGGGTATTATTCAAGTTTCATTAGGTTCAACTTTATCGGTTGATTTAAAACCTGGGAGATATGTATTTGATGTGAAAATTACAAATTATGGCAAAGAATATAAAGCTGTCGAGGGTGCAGCACTAGTACGAGGGGGAGTAACCAGGTAATGCCTAGTATTAACGACAGAATTGGATCTCAGAATGTAATTCGTGTTTTATCCAATGCTTCAGCACCACCAACACATTTAGTAGATTTAACTGATGTAGACTCCACTCTAAAAACTGAAGATGGGATGATCCTTGTATGGGATCTTTCTACAGAAAAATTCTATATGACGGATACGATTGATTCGTCATCCTTAAATATTACTGGTATTGTATCATTTTCAAATATTATAGATTCTACTGCACCTACAAATGGTGCTTTAGTTATTGATGGTGGAATTGGAATTGGTAAAGCAGTTAATATTGGTGGAGATATCTCAGTTGCTGGATTATCTACATTTACATCCAATGTTGATATAAATGCTGCTGTTGATATTCTCAATGGATTAACAGCAAATTCAACATTCAAATCCGTAGGAATTACAACTCTTGCTTCTGCAGGAGGTATCACTACAACTGGTGGAGATTTATATATTGGTGGAGATTTATATGTTGCTGATGATATTGTTTACGACGAAGCAACAGCAAGAAATTGGAACATTAGTGGGACTGCTACTGTAGGGACATTATTAGATGTTGATGGACAAACTGAACTTGATAATGTAAATATTTCTGGAGTTTCTACCTTTACGGGTGCTGCAGACTTTAATGGTAATGTCGATATTGATGGTCAAACTGAACTTGATAACGTAAATATCTCTGGTATTGCAACTGTAGTAACTTTATTAGACCTTAATGGCAATTTACATGTAGCAGGAGTATCTACTTTTGTTGGTGTTGCAACATATTCTAGTAGTTTATTTGTTGCAGGAACATTAACCGCAGGACTTATTGATGGAGGTACGTACTAATGGCAAAACCTACTACTAGAAAAGAACTTGTTGATTATTGTTTAAGACAACTTGGAGCTCCGGTTCTTGAGATAAATGTTGCCGATGAGCAAGTAGATGACTTGGTTGATGATACTCTTCAATATTTTAATGAGAGACATTACGATGGTGTTGAGAAAATGTATCTCAAGTATAAAGTTACTGAGGATGATATCAATAGAGGAAGGGCTACAGGAACAACTGGAGTAGGTATTGTAACAACAACTGGAACTGCGAATGTTGTTGGTTTTGGGACAACCACTTTTAATTTTTACGAAACTTCAAACTATATTCAAGTTCCAGATTCTGTTATAGGTGTCGAAAAAATATTTAAGTTTGATACTAGCACAATCTCAGGAGGAATGTTTAGTATTAAATATCAATTGTTTTTAAATGATCTTTATCATTTCAATTCAGTTGATTTATTAACATATGCAATGACCAAATCTTATTTGGAAGATATTGATTTTTTACTGACGACAGAAAAACAAGTAAGATTTAATAAGAGGCAGGATAGATTATACTTAGATATTGATTGGAAAGCACAAACTAAGGATACTTACCTTGTTCTTGAATGTTATAGGGCACTTGATCCCGAAAGTTTTTCTCAAGTTTATAATGATAGTTTTGTTAAAAAATATCTTACTGCATTAATAAAAAAACAGTGGGGGCAAAATTTGATCAAGTTTCAAGGTGTAAAACTTCCTGGTGGAATTGAATTAAATGGTCGTGCAATATTAGAAGATGGACAGAGAGATTTAGAAGATATTAAACAGAGAATGTCCTCCGAATATGAATTGCCACCTCTAGATTTTATTGGATAATTATTATGACATTAAATCCATTTTTTCTTCAAGGATCCCCAAATGAACAATTTCTTGTTCAGGATTTAATTAATGAGCAATTAAAAATATATGGTATAGAAGTTTATTATTTGCCTAGAAAGGTTTTCAAAACCGACAATATTATTAAAGAAATACAATCATCAAAATTTGATGATAGTTTTTTAATAGAAGCATATTTGAATAATTACGATGGATATGCTCCTGATAGTGATATCATGACTAAATTTGGTCTTAGATTAAAAAATGAAATAAATTTAACCATATCGAGAGAAAGATATGAAGAATTTATTGTACCATTTTTGGAAGGTATATCTTCAGGAATCAGTCTTGAATATAGTGAATATGATTTGGAATTAATTTCAAGACCTAAGGAAGGAGATTTAATTTACTTTCCTCTTGGGGAAAGACTTTTTGAAATTAAAAGAGTTGAATCCGAAAAACCTTTTTATCAATTAGGAACAAATTATGTTTATGAACTAAGTTGCGAACTCTTTGAATACGAAAATGAACTTATTGATACAAGTATCGAAGAAGTTGATAATACTGTTGAAGATGAAGGATATATTACATCCTTAACTCTTGTTGGAGCAGCAGTTACTGCTTTTGCAACGGCGTCAATTTCTTCTGGATCCATTAGTGAAATATTCTTAAATAATGATGGTAGTGGATATAGTTCCACACCGACTGTGACATTTTCAAATCCACCCAATTTTAAGGGTGGAGATAGTGTTGCCGAAGCAGTTGCTATTACGACTAATATTGGCAATGTTCAATCTATTCAAAGACTTGAAATAACTAATTCTGGTTCTGGATATGTAACACCTCCAACAATTACGATAAGTGGAGGTGGTGGATCAGGAGCAGCTGCCACATGTTCTGTTGGAGGAACACAATTTAGTGTTTCTGAAATTGAAATTACTGGATCTGGTCGTGGATATACAACATCACCTGTAGTCACAATTAGTGGACCTGGAACTGGAGTAACTGCAACTGCAATTGCAAGAATAAATTCGAATACTGAAATTGATTCTATCAGAATACTGAAACCAGGTATTG